CAACGCGAAGTCGAGCGTGTAGGCGCCTGTCGAAAGGTCGATGGTGAGCGCGTCCATCGCAGTCGTCGGCAGCGCATCGATACGCGCCTTGAGCTCGGTCGCGAGGTCGCCGTAGTTCCCGCTCCCAAGCTTGGCCGACAGCGAGGTGAGATCGCGATGGCACCACTTGCCGGCCGTGACCGTCGCCGTCCCGTTGCCGCCCGCGTCGGTGACCTTGCAGGCCATCGTCCCGATCCGAACGGTGTTGAACCCTGCCGCGAGATACGCCATCTAGATCCTCGCCGATCCGGTGCCGCGCTCGCGGCGCATCGCGCGCTGAGCCCCGTTGATGATCTCGGCCCGCTCCGTCTCGGTGAAAACGGCCTGCGGCGCGTAGAGGTTCGTGACGTTCGTCTGGCCGCCGCCGTTCGACAGCGGAGTCGACGACTGCACTTGCTGCGGTGCGCCCTGCTGCGGGGCTGGGACGTTGATCGCTGCGGCCCCGGCCCCGGCGAGCACGGCGACCGATCCGTACACCGCGGCAGCTGCGAGGTGCTGCGCGCCCGACGAGTAGTCCTGCGACGCGAAGCTCGCGATCGCCTGCCCCGCTTCGGCGAGCGCCCGGATCGTGTACTCGATCGCGGTTGACTCGAGGAAGTTATCGAGCATGTTCAGGTAGGCTTCGCTCGCGAGGTCGCCGCCCTGCTGAAGGAAGTCGATCGTCTGCCCGATGAAGTTGTTCATCGATCCGGCGACGTCCATCACAGCGCCGGTGGTCGCCTCGGCGAGCGCGTTCTGGTTCTCTCGCGCCTGAGCGACGGCGGCGGTTTGGGCGTCGAGCGCCTTGTCGTTCTCGGCGATCGCTGCGGCGGCGGTCGTGCGGCTCGCTTCGAGTTCCGCCGATGCCGCCTTCTCCGAGGCGGCGACCCGTGCGTTGCCGAGCGCCTCGGCCGATGCCGTCGCGGCCGCGTCGGCCGCTACCGCCGCGTCGAGTGCCGCGGTCCAGAGTTCGACCTGGTGATTCGCCGCGTCCTCTTCGGCGCGCTCGCGGGTCTCGATCTCCCTGATGTGCTCCGACTCCGCCAGCTTGCGAAGCTGCGCGACGGTCCGGACTTCCTTCTCCTCGGGAGAGTGCCCGCCAGAACGGGTGCGGGTGCGCGGCGCCGAGGGAGGGGGAGTGCCATCGCCTCGACCCGTGCCAGCGCCGCCCTCGGTAGCGGTCACCTCGGCTGCGAGCGGGAGCGCGGCCTGGAGCGCGGCGAGCCGGACCTGCGCCCGGTGCATCGCCGTGTCGAGGCGGTCCACGCTCTCCACCGCGGTTCGCATCTGCGCGTCGGCGAGTCCGCCCGCGTTGCGGATCACCGAGATGATCTGACCCACGCTCTGCCCGGACGCGTCGGCGCTCTCCTGGATCGTCGCCATCGCGGTGGCGCGCTGGCTGTCGAGGGTGTGGAGCGCGTCGGTGACGTCGGCGATCTCCGACTGCACCGAGGACGTTCCGGCCATACCGGAGAGGAGGTTCTGCTCGGTGTTGATCTCGCGGAACGACACCGCGAGGTCGTGCATCGACTCGGCCGCGCCATCGGCCGCCCCGGCGACACCGTCGAGATCTCCCTCGGTGTCGGAGAGCACGAGGTCGAGCGCCTGCGCCGCGACGGTGACACCCGCCATGATCATCGCGACGGGTCCGAGCGAGCCGGTGAGCGCCGTCACCGAACCGCCGACGACCGCAATCGTTTGGCCGACACCGGCGAGCGCCGGGCTGAGCCGACCGACGACGCCGCCGATCTGCGAGACGACGCCGCCGAAACTCTCCCACCTGTTGACTGAGGCGCTGACCGCGGTGTTCTGCGCGATCATCGACTGCTGGAGCTGGCCGGCCTGCCGCCCGAGGTTCTGCGTCGACTGCTGCGCACGGACCAGCGATCGGCTGACGTCCTCGATCTCCTGCGCCGTCGCGGTGCCGGAGCGCTGCAGCTTGCGCAGTTCGCTCGAGAGCTCGCCGGTCTGTTGCTTCGCGGCGAGCTCTTTGAGCTTGAGCTCCTCGAAGGCGCGAACGGCGTCGCTCTGACCCGTGGTGCGGAACTCGACCTCGAAGGTGTCGTCACTCATGGAGACCTCCGAAGTGGGCCGCTACCTGCGGCGGCCGAAGTGGCCTGGGACGCCGCGCGCCTTGGCCTTGCGGTCGCGCTCCTCCGCCTCGGCGCGGATGTCGTGCGCCAACACGAGGTTGAGGATCGCGTCGTACGTCCTGAGCCCATCGACGATGGGGCGGGGCAACTCGCCGAGATGGGCGACTGACGCGACACCCTTGCTCATCGACATCAACCGATGCTCATCGAGCACCGCGACGACGAACGGATCGCGCATCGCCTGCCATGGGCAAGTCGTCTGCCGCGCTCCGGTCATCTCCTCGAAGGCGCGGAGGATCCGCTCGCCCGGGTCCTGCACGGACCGGAGCGAGACGGTGGACCGCTCGTCGTAGACCCGCTCGTCGTACTCGAGCGCGGTTACCCGGCCGGGCTCGTCGGCGAACTCTCCACAGGCGCAGCGCCAGCTGCGCCGGAGGTCGCGCTGGGTTCGCTCGTCGAGCTTGCCGCAGGACTCTCGCTGGAGTCGATCCCAGCGCGCTTCCGGTTTCGCTCCGCATGCAGGAGCACGGTCTTCTCGAGCGCGCGCGCCAAGTATTGCTGCGGCGTGTAGCGCGGCACGTCGCTCCGGGCTTTTCCCTGCAGGCTCCGCTCGTAGATGAACGCGCCGACTTCGTACATGAAGTTTCGGCCCATCTCGGACTGGAGCCGGTCCAAATCCTCGTTGCTCCACGCCTTGTGCTCGCGGCCGTCGCCGAGGCGCACGTGCACCGTGGGCCCCAGGCTCGCGCCAGGGACGGGGAGGTTCTCGACGACGAGACAGGCGATGCGGAACGCTTGGAACGCGCGGCCGTTCATCGAGGGGATCTCGTCGATCCCCACCGCGACGGCCATCGGCAGCGCCTTCACCACCGCGGCCCGCAGGTGCCGGCCGGGGAGCGGTTTGATCAGGTTCGGATCGCGCGTGCCGCGGGTGAGGGTCTCGCCCGCGACGATGTCACCGGCATAGCCGACGATGTCGCTCTCCAGCAGATCGATCGCGTCGTCCTGCGATACGGAATAGACCCGCATCGAGGACTTGAGGTCGTCCTTCCACTCTTCCATTCGAGCCCCCTCGGCGCCGCGTCGCGGCGCGGTATCACAAGGCGCCGAGCACCATCGGGCTGCGCCGCTGCGTCGTGGTCTGGTCGGTCGACCGGTCGTTCTCTTCGGCCAGGACCGTCACCTTCTGGGCGTTGACCCCGCCGACCTCGGTGTCCTCGACCTTGATGATCTGGCAGTTGCGGGCCGCGATCGCGTTGATGTTGTTCGCCGTGGCGCCGAGCCAGAACATCACGCCGTAGTGCGTGCCGGCGCGCATCGCGTCGCGGTAGAGCTCGTGCGTGCCCTCGCTCGCCGGCTTGAGGATCGTCAACGTGATCGTCTTGCGGCCGCGGTCGCGGTAGTACTCGCCGATCCCCTCGACGCCGCTGGGCATCGGGATCTCGACCCACTTGATCCCGAAGTCGATCGCGATCTCCGCGAGCCGGACCAGCGTCAGCGTCGAGTCGGTCGTCGGCGCGAAGTGGCAGCCGCCCTCGTTGCCCCACTTCGGAGCGCTGTCGACGTACGCCGCGGCGGCGATGGCTCCGCCACCCTGCGGCGTCGCGATCTCGTCGTCGTGCTCGTGGAGCGCGCCCATGACGTTCGACGACCAGGAAACGAGCCCGCCGCGCTGCAGGCTCATCGAGAGGTCACCGGCGCAACCGCTCAGCAGCCAGATGTTGCCGCGGTCGATGGCGGCCTCGCTGAGGATCTGGAGCCACTTCGAGACGCTCTCGTCGTAGAAGATATTCTGCGCGTTGAGGATCGCGCTGCCCGTCGCGTGCGCCGAGGGGAGCGCGGGCCACCAGACGAGCGTGTCGGTGGTGACGGTCGCGACGAGGCGCGGGTAGACGACGCCATCGACGGTGACGCCGACGAAGCTGTTCTCGTCGAACTGCGCGCCCTCTCCGGCCGAGACGACGCAGCCGGTCGCGGCCTCGCCGCTCGCGCTGAGCGAGTTGGTGCCGGGCAGCGCGTAGCCGCCAAGGACCGTCTCGAGGAACTTGCTCTGCGACGACTTCGTCGCGAGCGTGTTCTGTGAGGTCCAGTACGCCTCGATCACGCACGAGCCGTGGTCCGCGCCGAAGACGTCGTCGCGCTGCTGATGGAAGCGCTGCACCGATGTCTCGTCCGGCGCGGTCTGCGGCGCCCGCTCGATGACGGTCGGCTTGGCTCGCAAGTCGAAGAAGTTGGTCGCCACGTCGCCCGTGGCGTCGGCGCCGAACGTCGTCTCGACAGCGAAGCGGACGCGTTGAACCGCGCGATGGTCGTAGGTGGGCATGGTGGTCTCCGCTGCTAGGCGTCCGGCGAGAACTCGAACTCGCCTGAGAAGGTGTCGACGAACTGAAGCAGTCGACCCGTGGTGCCGATGGAGTCGACGCGGCTGAGCTTCGTGGTGGCGCCGGCCCCGTTGAGCGCCTGTCCGGCGATGCCGGTGACCTTGCTCTCCGCGGTCAGCGCGAGGTTGCCCGGCCAGCACAGCGCGGCGCGGACGCGGAAAAATGCGTTAGTCGCACTGACGAGCTGCGCCTCGACCTCGGCGTAATCGCCCTCGTAGCCGAGCCAGTGGTCGCGGTAGATCGCGACGGTGATCCTGTAGTCATGCGCGTCGCTTATCTCGCCCGATGCGAACGGCTCCACCGCAGCGGCGCCGATCACGACAAAAACGGCCGGCTTCGCTTTGGCCCGCGTCGCCCGCATGTCCGGAGAGAAGCCGGGCGGGTAGCCGCGGACGAAGCGGTTGGCGGCGATGAGCGCGCGGTTGGTGCCGGCGCCATCGACGAGCACCTCGTAGATCCGCTCGTAGGCGTAGACAGTGGTCGTCGCCATGGCTCACCCCACCGGGCGCGGAGTGCGGCGCCGAATCGTCCCGATGAAAGCCTCCCGGAACGCCCGCATGATGTCGCGGCGCAGTTCCTCGGGCAGGTCGATGCCAGAACTGGTCAGCGGGAGAATCGGACGCGCCGGGATCGGCCCAGACGCGCCGCCGAAGACGCGGTTCGACGGGTTGCCGAGGTGGAAGTAGCGGGCGATCGGGTTCTTGTTGAACCCGATCCGGATACCCATGCCGCCGTCCACGATGCGTGCGCTGAACGCGAACCGCGTCGGCGTCGGGTCCTTGCCTTGCTCGGCACGGATCTCGAGCGTGGTGATTGATCGGGGCATCCACCCCGCGCCCCACGGGTCGGACTGCGAATCGAACCGCTGCGTGATGTCCGCGCTCATCACACCGCGGACCGCTTCGAGCGAGTCGCGCGGATCCTTGATCGCCTCGGTCCAGGCGATGATCCCGCCGCCGTCTGAGATCGTGAGGTGCGCGTCGACCTCGATCATCAGATCCCCCGGACGCGCTCCACTCCGGCGCTGTCGACTCCGGCAAAGACCGGGTCCTCGTGCGTCGCGACGACGATGTGCTTGCCCTCGTAGCTCTTGGCTCGGGCGACGCCGCTGATGTCGTAGTCGCCGCCGAGGAGCTTCGCGAGGGCCGCGTCGGCGAGGTCGCGGTTTGCCTTCGCGGCGCCGGCCTCGTTCGCCCAACTGTAGATGTCCCAGAGCACGAGCCGCAGCGCGAGCTCCTGGATCTCCTCGGGCGTCACGGGCGTCGCGGTGATCTCCGCGAACGGGACGCTGCTCCCGTACCGCTGCCGGAGTTGCATGTTGACGGTGCGGCCCGCCGACTCGATGAGCGCGGCGAGTAGGCCGGTGTCGGCGGTGCCGTCGTTGTCGCGGTCGAGTAGCGCGGTGCTGCGCGACCCGAGCCGCAGCGTCACGGTGGCCTCGGCGACGTAGAGATTGCTCACGCGTCACCTCGGGTCGTAGGGAGGTGCCCCGGCCGCCGAAGAAGGGCAGCGGCCGGGGCGGGAGGATCAGGCTTCAGAAGGTTCGGTCTGGCGCGGTGACGCGGAGGGCGGCGCCATGTCGGCGAGCTGGACCTCGAGCGCCCGCTTCACGCGACCTCTCACCGCCTTGTCGTTGCCGACGAGGCCGACGTCGTAGAGCTTGCGGCGCCTCGCCACGTCGGCGAGTTGCCCCTTGTCGAGTTCCTCGAGCGAGTCGATCTCTTCCTTGAGCGCCTCGCGCCTCGCCGCACCGAGAGCGCGACGGCGCATCTCATCGGAGAGCGAGTCGAGCTCCTCGTCTTGGCGGCGCTGCTCGACGAGACTTTCTTGCCGCGCCTCCCACGCCTCGACGGCCTCGAGGTTGCCGTGCTCGGCGTGATGCTCGAAGCACCACGACGGCACGTTGACGATGACGGGCGGTTGGCTCCGGTCGATCTTCCCCTCGGCATCCCGAGGCGGCTGGACGACCTTCTTCGACGGGTCCGCCCCGAGCGGCGTGATGAAGGCACCGGTGACTGCTGCGCGCATGGGTTCCCCTCTCAGGTCAGGATTACGTAAGGTGCCTTGTCGGCGGTGAAGGTGACCGGCTCCGTGATCGCGGCGACGGTGCCGTGGACCTGCGAGACCGACCCGCCCCAAAGCCCGTTGCCGAGGTAGACCGGGACGGTGCGGATGCGGGCGGTGCCGCCGTTGATCGAGATGCCCACGTAGGCCATCTGCGGACCCTTGAAGGCGTACGTCGCCGTCAGCGCGAGGCTCTGCACCTGCGCCGCGGTACCGACGGTCGCGCCGCCAGTCGCCACGGACGTGTTCGCGAGGAGTGCGCCTGTTGCGTCGTAGAGCGCGCCGTAGACCTTGTCGGTTCCGCCGACCGATCCGACGAGGTACTCGATGTTGGTGATCGTCTTGTTCTGGCCGACCCAGATCGAGGTGACGAACTGCGTTCCGTCGGCGGGCGTGGTGTCCGTACCGTTGGTCGCGCCCGTGATCTGGAGGTTCGACCATCCGTGCGGGACGCCAGTGGCAGCGACACCGCCGGTGAGCGTGGTCGCTCCGGTGACGGCGAGTGTGGATGCGAGCGAGAGCGCCGACTGGATCGCCGTCAGGTGCTGCCCGATCTTGTAGAGCGTCGTCTTTTCGAGCTTCATCAGATTTCCTTTCGGTGCGCACCAAGGCGCCGCCCCGTGAAGGGCAGCGCCTCGAAGCGACGCGACTAGCGGACCGTCGTGATGAGATAGCCCGAGTTGTCCTGCACGATGACCTCGTCGTCCTCGTGCGTGACGGCGAGCATGTCGGTGCCCTCGGTGCCCTCGTCGTCCACGTGCCACTCGCGCACGAGGATTCCGTCGCCGCCGCCGAGGCGGCGACGGAACGTGGCGCTGAAGAGCTGCTGGTCGAGGCCCATCAGGACCTTCGGCACGCGCACGATCGAGAAGACCGTGGCGAGCCAGACCCTGGCGATGACGGCTGTCTGGCCCGAGTTCGCCGTGTTCTTCTGCGCGTCGCTGACGAGGAGCTCGTCGAGCCCGAGGTAGTCGGCGAGGACGTTGGGAGTGATCTGCCCGACGGCGTTGCCGTGCAGGTCGCGGATCTGCGGATGAGAGATGAGGTCGTGGAAGACCTCGAGCGCGCAGATGCCGATCTTGAGCGAGTCCTCGCCGCCGGACGGGACCGCTTCGAGAGCAGTTTGGATGTCGGTGAGCGGGACACCGGTCGTCTGGTCCGACCAGACCGCCGTCGCCGCCGCGGTGCTGCCGACTGCCCAGTTCCCCGAGGTGGTGATCTGCGTCGCCACGCGGATCTCGCGCTGCAGCATGTTCATGTTCATGATCATCGCGGCGGTGCGCTGCTTCGCGTTGACCGCCGGATCCTGCGTCGCCTGGAGCGCCCTCGTCACCGGCCCCTTGAGGCCGTACCCGAGGCACTGGTAGCTCCCGGTCGTGCCTCCGAGGAAGGCTTCGTTGGGGGAGCCGCGGTCCCCGACACGGTTGTCGGCCGTGTTGATCGCGTTGGAGCGAGGCGACTTGTGGAAGCTGTCCGCCTTCTTGTCGACGAGGATGATCGGCGAGACGCGATCGGCGAAGTACTCGCCGTTGTCGTAGCTCGAGGCGAAGTCGGACAACGCCGCGCTGACGTGGGCCGACGCGGGGCTAAGGGGCGTGCTGGCGCGGTTGCTGACGAGCCCATGCTCGTCGACGGCTCGGTCCGCTGCGTTCGTGATGGTCATGGTCGTGGTGCCTTTCGGGTCGGTTGCGCCTACGTTCACGACGTGAAGGCGAGGAAGGGGCTGAAGAAGATCGAGATCTCGTCACCGTCGGCGGTCGACGCCTCGAGGGCGCGGCCGATGATCTCGCGGGCCGTGGTGCCGTCGGTCGCGGCTCGGATGCCGGCCATCCCGGCGGCGTCGTGCGACTCGAGCCAGTCACCGACGGCGATCGCGGCGGCGTTGCCGTCGACCGTGCAGAGGCACGGGCCGAAGAGGCACACCTCGACGTCGGCGCCCGACGCGGCACCGGCGAGCGTGACGCCCGCGTGCTGCGTGTCGGCGGCACCGGCCGGGTACTCGACCTGCCCGGCGGTGGAGCTGAATATGACGAGCCGGTACGCGAGGAGCGCTTCGGCCGCGGTGAACGTGTGCTTGATCTGGCTGTGAACGATTCGTGCGGACATTGGACGGACTCCTCCATCGCCGCGCCGGTCGCGCGGTAGTGGTGATCGGGGGCGGCTGAGCCGCCATCAAAGGGGTTTGGGGTGGGCTCAGCTCGCGGCGGTGGCGCCGACGATTTCGGGGTAGCGCTCGGCGGCGAGGCGCTGCGCACAGGCGCGGATCGTGGAGCGCTGCACGGTGCCGGGCTCGCGGCGCTGACGCTTCGCCTCGGCGGCCTCGTGCTCGGCGCATTCCGCCTCGGCGTCGTCCATGCATGCGTCGTACGCCTGCTTCGCCGTGCCGATGTCAGAACGGGTCGCGCGGACCACGCTGTCCAAGGGGTTGCCCTGCGGCGGCGTGTTCAGATCGGCGAGAAACTCAGCGACGGTGGAGCGCCCGGACTCGAGCGCGATCGCGATGTACCTCGCGCGCTTCTCCGCGGTCAGCGTCTTCTTGATCTTCAGCAGCTCGCCGTCGAGCCAGTCCCGCGTCTCGAAGCGAAGCACCTTGGCGCGCTCCGTGACGAGCTCGGCGCGGGCCGTGTCGCGCTCGCGAGCCGCGGCGCGAGCCGCGGCGCTGGCCGTGACGACGGGATCGGTCTCAGAATCGGTAGCCGACGCAGCGGCGGCTTCGACCGCGGCGGCGAGGACGTCCTGCATCGCGACCGCCTCAGAGAGCGCGTCGGCGGGAAGCGCCTCAGGCTTGCCGATGACGAGTCGCATCAGGTCGAGCGCGTCGGACGCGAAGCCCTCGAGGTCGGCGTCGTCGAGACCGTCGATCGATCGGACGCCGTCGCCGGCATGCTCGGCCGAAGCGGCGACCGAAGCTGCGCCGCCCTCGGACGCGGCCAAGGTCGAGGCGCCCTCGACCAACGCCTCGACCTTGGCCGCGTCGATGAGCGCCCAGATCGCGTCGCTGATGAGGAAGCTGTCGCCCTCCATGTCCGCGGGCGCGATGCCGAGCAGGTCGGCGATCGACTGGAGCAGGTCGCCCGCGGCGCCACGGAGGCTCGCGGCGATGGCCCGGATCGACCGGTAGCGAGCGAGCGGCGTGGCGGTCTCGTCCGTGGCGGTGGAGTGCAGTTCGCGGATCTGGTCGATGGTGGTCATGTCGTCTTCCTTCAGCCATCGCGAGCGCCTGGCTCGCATCGGAGTGGGGCGCCCCGGAACGCAGTAGCGCTCGGAGCCAGCGGTGAGGGTCGTGACCGCGGGGTCATTCGTCAGCGCGTGGCTGATCAGGATCGCGCCGAGCGCTGCGGCGTTGTCGTCCTCGTCGACGGCGTCGCAGCCGAACCGCACCGACCCGTAGGCCAGCCGGCCCCGGTCGACCTCGGCCGCGATCTCGGGAAGCAGTTCGCTCCAGAGGTAGAGATGGGGCCGACCGTCAGCGTGCAGTGCGACGAGCCCGACGTGCGCGAATCCGTTCGCGAGGTGGTCGCCGCCGGTGTAGGCATCGCCGTGCGCCTCGCTCGCCTTGAGCCCGGCCGGAGCGCCACCGCCGTTGATCGGCACCGCGGACGGGCGGGCGTTGAGCGACTCGGCCATCTGCCAGATCGCGAGCTCGCCGATCCGGGCGCCGTCGATCGGAGCGTCTTCTTCAGCCGTGGCGTCGAGCCAGCGCCAGACGCCGTCGGGCTCACCCTCGGTGCGCAGGTTCGCGCTCTTGACGAACGCGGCGACGCCGTCGAGCTCGAGCGCCGCGGTCAGCGCGGCCCGCACCGTGGCGTGCTCGCTCGATATGACGGTGTCGTCCGCTGAGGAGCGGAGCTGCCAGGTGCCATCAGTGGCCGCAGCGGCGTAGACGGGGGCGCTCGATGCGAGCGGGGCGCGGTCTTCGGTGGCGAATGGCATCAGCTCTCCTCGGGCTCGACGACCGGGACGCGGATCGCGGTGCGCTTGCGCGCGTTCTCGGCGGGGCGATCCGCGGCCTTCTTGCCGAGCCGTTCCGCGACGCTCTTCGCCTCGGCGCGGAACTGCGCCTCGGTCACGGACGCGTCGAGGTCGACGTGCTCGACGAGCAGTCGGCCGGCCCCGCTGAGTTTCATGGTGAGTCTCATGGCGCTCCTGGTGTGGCGGGCGCCGGGGCGGGCCCGATCTGCGCCGGCACCTGGACCGCCTTGGGCCGGCGGTACTCCGCGCCCTTGCCGTCCGGCTTCGCGGGGTGCCCCATGGTGTGACGTCGCTCATCGTCGGAGCACACGCCCTCGCGCACGTCCTCGACCGAGAAGACCTGCTTGAGCGCGCTGCTGATCTCCGCGATCGGAACCGGAGCGCCGGGCCAGTTGTACCGCACCAGCGGCTCGACGATCTGCTGCGTGATCGTCTCGCTCAGCTCGACCGAATCGGCGAGGTGGAGATCGCCGGCGACGGCGAGGTGCGTCTCGGTCGCGGCGTACGATCCGCCCGTGTTGACGGTGGTCAAGTTCTGCCCGAGCAGCCCGACGCTCTGCGTGATCTCGGCCCACTCGATCAGTTCTTTATGGACCGCCGACTTCGCGTCGCCACTGCCCGGGATCGAGTCGATCGAGATGCCCTCGGTGACGACCATCGTCCAGATCCGACCGATGTTCTTCAGCGACGCTTGCGCCTTCGCGACCATGCTGTCCGACGATTGCCCGTCGTCGTCCTCGCCCTCCGGGACCGTGGCGTAGATCTGCGGCATCCCGAACCGCTCCGCGAGCGTCAACCAGAACTTGAGGCCGTTGCGTTTGATGAAAGACGGGATGATCGCGGAGCGCATCGCGCCGCGCCGCCACGGATAGTCCGACCGGCCGCCCATCGGAACGTGCGCAACGAAACTGTCGGGGTGCTCCGAGAGCGCGACCACGCTGCGGTGCGACCGGTACGGGCTGTTGTAGTAGCCGAGCTCGAGCGTGTCGCGCCGGAATGCAAAGCGATTGGCGTGCTCCCAGAGCAGGTGCGGCACGTGCTCGCCGTCTCGATTCATCGTCCACCGGATCGGGCTCACCGCGTAGCTGTCGACTGGCGCCTGCATCAGGTGGGTCAGCATCGAGCGAAAGTTGCACGACTCGAAGAGCAGAATCCGGCGCACCAGCTTCGCGATCTCGCCGGCCTCTTTGTCGTCCTCGAGCCCGTCGGCGGGACGGAACACGATGGGCCTTCCCATCATGCTCATCGCGCGCTTCCGAGCGACGCCGTCGAGGTGCTCGTCTCTGTCTCGGCTGTCCGAGAACATGTCGATCATCGGGCCGGTGTCGCCGTAGTCGGCGCGCTCCATGATGCGGAACCAGTCTTGCGGTTCCGCGTCGAGCGCGTTGTACGAGACGAGCGTCGTCTGCGCGTCGGGGTGCGGGATCGGGACGATGAGCGGTGGCCCCTTTTGGCCGATCCTCCCACGCTCCACGGGCGCGACTACTGGCGCCGCCGCGGGCGCGGGGAGCTGAAGCGGGACGCGCTGCGGCGTCCTGAATGCTTGGCGGATCGCGGCGGGCGAGAGCGCCTCGGCCACGTTGGAAACGAGTCCCATGTAGCCCCCGTGCTCAGGTTCGGATCAGGTGCGGAAGTCGTGCATGCCGCGCACTTCGCCGGTATGGATGGCGCCCCGGCCGGGGATGCGCGATCGGGCCTTGACCTGGTGGGCGATCGCCCACGCGAAGAAGAGACCGTCGTCACCGCCGCTGCTGTGTTTGCCGCGCGCCCGGATCTTGCCCTTCTTCTCGACCATCCCGCGCGCCTCAGCGACGGTTCGGCGATCGGGGCTGGTGCCGAGCGCGACCTCGGCCGGTGTCGCCTTCGGATCGGACGCGCGTTCGATCATATCGAGGAGCGCGTAGAGCATCTCGCCGCGCGTCTCGCGCCGCGTCGCCCAGCCGGGCTTGCCGCTGTCTTTGTCGCGGTAGAGCCGACGGCCCTTGCCCGCGTCTTCGATCGCAGAGATCACGACGAGCCCGCACGGCTCGCGGCTCGACCCGTCGTCGGTGCCACGATCGCGTCGGCCCTCTCGCTCCGGCGCGAGCATCGCGGAGTGGTAGATGTCGCTCGCCTCAACGAGCACGCGCCCGAATTCTTTTGGCTTCACGTGCGCGTCGTCGTAGGTCGCGACGACCCGCCCAGTGCGGTGCTCCATTACGCAGAAGGCCGACTCGTCTCGGCCCGTGCCTTCGGCCACGTCGGCGCCGATGACGTACGCGACGCCGTGCTTCGGCTCGACGTAGACGCGCATCTCGCCGCGCTTCATCTTCGCTACCCGCTGCGGGTCCCTGACGTGCCGCGACAGTGCGTCGAGGTACTCCGGCTCGATCCACGTCGCGCCGGCGGACTGGAACGCAGCCTCTTCGGTCGGCGGGAACTCGCGCAGCGCCTTGTCGAGCCCCGTCTCCTGGACCAGCGCGCGCCACCATGCGAGCTGCTGCGGGCCGACCCCGATGTCTTCGACGAGGCGAGCCTCCCAGAGCTTCTCGCGCTGGGCCCGCGGTGGGTCCGGCGCAATCCGGGGATCAAGAACGAAATCGCCGCGTTGCCACCACGGGTAGAAGTGCGCGGCGAAGCGGCCGAAGCGGCCCTCTCTGGAGCGGAGCCATACGTCGTGAAACCACGTGTCGGCCCCGTTCGCCGTGGTCTCGACCACCACCTCGGAGCCCAGCCGGGTCGCGCCTTTGAGGCTGGCCCAGGTTTCCTCGGGGCTGCCCCAGAACGCCGCCTCGGTCGCGTGCAGTCGGTGCACGGTGCCGGAGCGGCCGGTCTTCTGCGCGGCACCTTCGCTCGCGCCGGCCTCGGTGATGTAGATCGCTGAGCGCGTGTCGCCCCACACGATCTCGGTCTTCGTATCGTACTTCGCCGTCGGCGGGACCAGACCCCAGCTGACCAGACTGTCGACCATCGTCTTGAGCCGGCCGAAGAATGCGGCTTTCTCGTCGCGGTCGTCGACCACGATCTGGACTCGCGAGCCCTCGTGAGTCCGGGCGAACTGCACGTCTCGCGCGAGCTCGACGGTGCTGAACCCGACCTGACGCGACTTCAGCACGACGTCGTAGCCGGTGCGCTCCTGCTCGAAGCGCTTCTGATCGGGGTACCAGATCGACCAATTGAAGGCCGCCACCCCCTCACCGCACGGGATGTCGAGGAAGGCGCCGAGTGCGGGGAGGTCGCTCCAGACCGTGGCGGCCCCCTCAGCGAGCCTGTCGTCGGCGTCCTGCTCGGCCTCGACCGCGACGGCAAGCTGCGCCAGATCGGTCACCGCTGGGGGCCCTCCGGGCTGCTCACCAGCTTGCCGGAGCCAAGCACGGATCCGGGGTGGCACGCAATCGGTGTCCCGGGCCTTCGATGTGTGCCACGGTGCTCCTCCAGGTGTTTCACGGCGTCACGGGGGTCGGACCACCGCGAGCGCATCTTCGAGCCACCAGCGTGGGATCTTGTATCGACCGCCGAGCTTCACGAACGGGACCTTCCCAGCACGGTCCTTGGCGCTCATCTCGAGCCAGTCGGCATGCGGCACGAGGTGGGCGCGAATCGTGTCCGGATCCCAGCTCAGTGCGGCGGCGACGTCGCCCGTCGTGACGAGGGCGGGGAGGCCCTTGGCCGTCGGTGCGCTCATGGCTCGCGGTCCTCCTCACCGTCCTCGTCGCGCAGCGAGTCGCGGCCAACGATCGCGAACTCCACCGCTGCGTCCTCCCCCCGCTCGCGGCGCACCCGAGCGAGCGCTCCAGCGAAGGCGTTGAGCTCGACGAGGCGCACCCCAACGTAGCGCCCATCGGCGGGCATGCCGTCCCCGTGTCCGGCAGACTCGACGAGCGCCTCGGCCGCGTCGACCAGCGCATCGGTTGCGGGCTTGTCGGGCTCGCGCGCCACGAACGTCGGTGGGGGCATCCCGGGGAGTTCCA